GATTGAACGTGCCCTGGATGCAGATGGAAACAGGATATTCAGACAAGCCAACAGAACTGAATTGATGAAAAAAGTTGATCCAGAAGTCATTTCCAGAATTGTTGGTGATATGTCTGGGGATGATGATTCACTGGATGAACTGGAAAAAAACTGATCAATGATCCTGAAGTCTATTTTATGTTTCAACTTGCTGAAGCATTAAACAGGACTTTGGAAGAAGTTATGGAAATGCCCAGGTTCCAGGTATTAGGGTGGTTGGCATATTTCAGGATCAAGGAATCCAGAACCAAGAAATAGGATCGATCCTAATGATTTCAATGGGTTAGATGGCAAATACACTTGATTTCACCTTCAATGGAAAAGACAAAACCCAGACTGCATTCAGATCCCTGAACAGGTCTGTTTCAAAGACCCAAAAGGGTTTTGATAAGCTGAAGGGTGCCATGGGTGCCCTGGCAGGAATTGCCAGTATTGGGGCATTGGTAGGTTTCACAAAAAACATGCTTGAAGTGGGTGACAGGATTGGGAAGGTTGCCATTCAGATTGGGATCAGTTCTGAAGCACTTCAGAAATTGCAGTTTGCAGGGGAACAGTCAGGGGTTTCAACTGAAGCATTAAACAAAAGTTTGCAAAAGTTTGCCAGAACCATTGGGGAAGCAAATTCAGGAATGAAGTTGCAGAAGGAAGCATTTCAACAATTGGGGATTTCAACAAAGGATTTGAATGATGAAACAAGACCCACTGTTGAAATTTTAATGGATGTGGTGGATGCACTTGATAAAGAAACCGACATGGCAACAAAGGCCAAACTTGCCAGTGATCTTTTTGGAAGATCAGGTGTTGAGTTGGTTCCTTTATTAGAGCAAGGAAGTATTGGAATCAAAGAATTAGGTGAACAGTTGGAAAGATATGGAGGGATTCTTGATGATGATGCCATACAACACACGCAAGAATTTAATGATCAGTTAAATCTATTAGGTAAAACATCAAGGCAGGCATTCAATCCCATGATCAGGGCAATGAACAGAACCCTGAAAGCACTAATGGGACCAGATGCAAAACAGATTGATGTTTTTGGGATTGCAAATAAATCCACTGAAGAACTGGAAAAAAGGTTGGCAGACATCACAACAAAATTAAAGACCATTGGTGATGAATACATTAAGCATATTAAAAACCAAGAGAAATGGAATAGTTGGACACAAAAAGGACTTCAGGCTATCCGAAAAGCAGAAAGACTTGAAACAGAACTGGTAGAATTAAGATCGGAAAGTGATGCAATAACTGAAAAAATCAATATAAATATAGATGAAGGAATTAAAGCAGAAAAAGAGAAAAAAGCAGTTATTGAAAAATCCTTAGAACTTCAGGTTTACACCTTTACAGAAACAGAAAAACAATTAAAAACTCATTTAGCTTTTACTGAAGATATTGTGGAACTGGATGAAAAAGACCAAAGAATATGGAAAGCAAAAATTACAGATGCAAATGGTGTTCTTCATGTTGTTGAAGGTTTAACAAAAGAAGAATCAGATTTATTAGTTGTAGCAACTAAAAACGTAAAAGTTTTTGAAGCACAAGCAAAATCTTTGAAAATAGCTGAGAAAATAACAAAAGACATTGTTGATGAAGAAAAGGACAAGACCCAAGAGTTTGAGAAACAAAAAAAGAAAAATAATGAAGTAGCACTGGCATTATTTAATGGAATCCAGAATGCAAGTGCCAGTGCATCCAGGTTTTTCAAAGCAATGAATATTCAGTTGATTGAAGTCAAAGGGAAACTGCAAGCAACCTTTGATACTAACTGGGTTGCAATCCTGGTAAAATTTGCAATGTCTTCCAAAAAGGTGACAGGGATTATTGATAAGTTATTTTCAGGAATTGGAAAAGGGATTGATAGAATTTTTTCATTTCTTGGAGACACTGACAGTGGATTCAGTTTGGCAAAAACATCATTGGAACAAATCAATGACTATGCAAAAGAGTTGAATGACACCCAAAAAGATTATTTGGATACTTTAAATTATGCAACTTCAGATTTGTTGGAACTTGCCAAAATTGAAAGGGATTATCAGAAGAATAAAGAAGAAGCAAAAAGACTGAACAGTGGATATTTAAGACACCTTGCTGATCAAAATTATATGTTGGCAGTCATGGCAAATAAAATCACAGCAATGAGAAGGGCAACTGATGCTTTCAAGCAATCTGTCATGAGTTACATTGATGCACTGGAACAGGAAGGTTTCACCAATCTGCAAAAAGAAATGTTCATGACCTTGAAGGGTTTTATCCGTGGACCCTTAAAGAATTATAATACACTTATTGAAAAAGCCACAGGGGTTGTAACAAAAGGGCAACCAGAATTAGTAACAGCAAAATCACAAAAAGCAGCACTGGAAAAGTTACTTGCAATCGGAAATGCTAATACTCAAGCCAACTACGACCAAAAAATTGCTATCATTAAGTCTGATGCATTTTTATCAAAACTTTTTAAAGATATACTCAGGCCACAAAGTGAAGTTAGTGCGGTTCGAAGAATGGAGATTTATGAAGCTTTGGTATCAGGTTCACTTGCCTTTAAAGAATTAGGCAAACTTACAGGTGATGATGGAATAATTGCCTTGTTAACTAAAAGCATTTCAGATGCATCATCAGAGATTACATCCAACACTGATTTGTTGAATCAGGCAAGTGGTGGATTAACAGTGATGTTAAAAGATTCGTTAAAGGCAGACTTTGACAGTGGAAAAGCCAAAAAGGATTTGGTGACTGATATTACTGCAGTTGCAAATCTTCTAAAAGAAGCTGGATTGGATATCAAAGTATTTTTGGATTATATCGAAACCTTGACCCCTGGAGGTGCAGGGGGGTTGTTCCAAAAATATCCATATGGGGGGAAGATATATGGTCCAGGGCATACAGGGGGTGGAGTCAATGCCAACCTAGAAGGTGGGGAATTTGTGATGTCCAGGAGTGCAGTCAATCGATATGGATCTGATTTCATGAGTTCTGTTAACAATGGTTCATTTGGTGGATCAGATCAGGTTGAAGTTTCAGTTTATTTGGACATGGAAGGACAAGTGAAACTGCCACTACATTCGTACATTTCTTCAGTTACAAACAAGGCTGAAAGATCAGGAAACCCAGAATTGGCAGGGATCTTGGCAGGATGACTGAATCAGTAATTATAACAGTGAAAATGACCATTTCAGGTTCAGACTATTTTATGGCAACCCAAGGTTTTACAGGTTCCAATTTCTATAATCCTTTTGTTCAATCCCTTCCAAGAATTGAATGGTCTGGTGAAGGATTTCTGAAAACCCAGGCAGGGCAGTTGAACTTGACCAATGACCCTGACAATTCAGAACATCCTTTTGGATATGCCACGAACTGGAATTCATTGATTACCAATCCTGATCAACAATTCATTACAACCATCCATCCTGGGGAACCTGAAGGTGACAAGGTTGCTTTATGGTATGGATATTCAGTAATCAGGAATATTTCAGAAAATGCCTTAACCTTTGATCTGTTTGAATTTGCAAAATATTCTGCATTAAGCAATCAAAGAAGTATCGGAAGCTATTCTGTATCTTCATTGACTGCAGGAAATCCAACCATCCTGACTGTTGACAATCGAGAAATGGGTTCCAATACAGCATCAGATTGGATTGCAGTCGGGGACTTTATAACTGTCAATAACACATTCAGTCCTGTCATTGCAAATACTCAATATCTGGTGACTGCAACATCAGGAAACGATATCAGCATCAACCTGGATTCCACATCTGCATCCTTTGCAACACCCAGGGTGGTCACCAATTCCTATAATTCAGGATCAGGAACACAGTGTGTTTTAAACAAGATTTTAACTGTTCCCTATGTTGCATTTTCCACAGGGTCGACAAAAAGGGAAATACCTAGAAATCACTATTATCAGGATGGGTTTTATGGACATTACTTTTTTACACCTTTTAATAATTGGTATCCTGCGACGGGATCAAATTTCAAAATATACATTGATGGGGTTGATCTAACATCTTCATTTACCCTGGCTACAAAGTCATACAAACGATCCGATGGGGCATCCTATGATGGGACTATTACTGTCGAAACAGTTGTGACATATAAAACGGTTTTTGATTTGGTTGACCTTCTTTATTCTCCATGCACTGCAACCAAGGCACCTAACTCTGATGATAGTGTTCTTGCAGGGTTAATGATCGAATATTCTGAAGATACAACCATTGAGGATTTTTTGGATTTTGTTTGTAAAAACACCAATCATCAATTCTATGTCAGATATACTTCTGCCACAGATTCTGCATTGAATTCCTATCTTATTGACAGGGGAAACATCCCATCTGCAACTGCCCTGGATAATTATGAAATAACAGATGCAAGCTATACTTTTAAAAACCCAATAAAGGCAGTTGTCTGTACCTTTAAAACAAGGAATGAATCAGGAACCCTTGCTGGTGATAATTATCAATACATTGAAAGTGAAAAGACTTTGGGCATTTTAAATTCTGATTTGCCAACGGGTTCCATAATAGCAACAAAACAGGTACATGATTCAACTGGTCAACAATTGAATTATTTAACATCCATCCTTGAAGTTGAAAAGAAGATTTATCTGACAGTGACCCTGGACAATATAAACACAACCATCCTTCCAGGGGATAATCTGACATTCACCAGAAACAACGACAAAGTGACTGTGGATCAATTGCTTGTAAGAAAAATCATTTATGATTTAAATAGTCAAAAAAGTACTTTCTGTGGTGATGGAACAATCACCCTGATTGAAAAGGCATAGATGGAATTCATTCAATCAGACAACATCACAAGCACTTCAGTTTCCACTGGTGCCTTGTCAGGATATGGAGTTGCAAATATTGTAGATGACCACCCAGGCAAACCATTCATTTCTTCAGGGACATCTGAAACCATTACCATTTCTTATTCAAGTGGAGCAAAGGCAGTGTTTCTTTTTGGTCTGATGGCAGATGTTGGAGTGCTGACGCTGGCAGATGATGTTGCAATTGGAACATCTACAGAATTGAATGTTGATCCTTACTCAAGTATTGATTTTTTAAAACTGGGGACCACAAATCTGCTTCCACCTGAATATTTAAAAGCATCAATTGGAGGGTTTTCAGGAACTGTTTTATCCAGCCCTTTGACCACAGATACAACTTGCACGGATACAATAACAGGGGCACCCAACACCCTGGAACTTCAAGCCAACATCACCATCGGTGATGGACAATCCAACAATCAGGAACTGGTCATTGGATTGGATACTGATGCCACTGTTCAATTTAATGGTTCTGGAACTGTGCTGAATGCAGGATCTGCAACAATTCAATTGACATCATCAACTGACAGAAAAGATTCTGCAGTCAGTGGAGACGATATTGGATACTGGACCCAGGACAGTGGGGCAACTGGAAGATTTTCAAAGGATGCAACTGAAGCTAGTTCATCCAATTTTGTCAATGTCAACAATCATGGGGGGGTTCTGCTTGGTTCCCATGTCAAAATTGGAGGAACATCATATCAGATTACCAAAATAGTGGGTGATGGAACTTCTTCTGGTGCAATTACATTATCCAGTTCTGTTTCAACTGGTGCAGTGACCCAGATTCTAAATCCAATAAAACTGGGAATCTTCAAAGTCGGATCTGTTCTGAATATTGCAAATCCACAGTTTGGGATGCAGAAATCCTTTGCAGATTTTTCCTACAAAAGACCACTGATTGATGGGGGATATGTGCAGACTCCCAGGAATGTCACCCAGATCTATGTAGTTTCTTTGATCCTGGCAAGGTCTGAAGCAGAATCATTGGTTAAACATTTCAGAGCATACAGATCAAAACCATTCCCAATTCTGGTGCTGGATTCTATGCCTTCAGGACAATCAGAAAAAACCAAATACAGTGGATTTTGCTTCATGCCAGAACCACCAAAAATCAGATATTCAGCATCAGAAGCAGAATACCAAAATCTGAACTTCAGACTCCAGGAGATTACTTAAGATGGCAGATAGAATTGTTAAACCAGACACAGGAAATGATCTTGTAATCCAGAATGATGATGCATCAGCAAAAATTGAAATCAATGAAGATGGAACTATTGTCATCACCCTTGGCAGTGATGCTGGGGATGATCTGAATGTAGGATCAGGAAAGCTTTTGGTTGAAGGTGATACTTCCCTGGTTTCAATCACTGGTGATTTCAAAGTTGGTGGAAATAACATTGAAGATTCTGGTGGAGTAGTAGCCCTTACATTCGATGGGTCTGGGAATACGAATTTGTCAGATAAAATTCTGCAACGCCCCACCATCAAGGATTATGCGGAAACCGGAAATGCAATTGGCAATACAATTGCTGATCAACCGATTGATATCACGGATGGAAATGTAATAACAGCAACATTGAATGTTGCAACAACTACTTTTACATTCTCAAATCCCAGTGCATCTGGATCGGGCTGTTCATTTACTTTGATTCTTACTCAAGATGGAACGGGTTCCAGGGCCGTGACATGGCCTGGATCGGTCCAGTGGGCCAGTTCAACTGCTCCAACATTATCAAGCGGAGCCGCCGATGTTGATATTTTTGCCTTCATAACAGTTGATGCTGGAACCAACTGGTTTGGTTTTACCGCAGGGCTAGACATGGATATCTGATGGCATTTTCTAGTTTACGAGCATTGATTGGTGGTGGTGGTGCTGGTGATGCCCGTGGTGTTTTCGGTGGTGGGTACTCAGATGCGAAAATAAATGTCATTGATTTCATCACGATTGCCACAGAAGGAGATGCATCCAACTTCGGAGATCTTACTCAGTCCCGGCAAGGTGTAAACGCAACATCAAACGGGGTTACAGGTCGAGGCGTTTTTGGTGGTGGGGAGCCGGCCTCGGGGTATTCAAATGTCCTTGACTTCATCACGATTGCCACAGAAGGAGATGCATCCAACTTCGGAGATCTTACTGTGGCACTTTCAAGTATAGCCGCAACATCAAACGGGACTTCAGATCGAGGCGTTTTCGGTGGTGGGCGTGCGGCATCGGATTCAAACGTAATCGGCTACATCTCGATTTCTTCAGCAGGAGATGCCGCCAACTTCGGCGATCTTACTACGGCACGGGCCTTACCAGCTGCAACATCAAACGGGACTTCAGATCGAGGCGTGTTTGGTGGTGGAAATACGGACCCATCGTATTCAAATGTCCTTGATTTCATTACGATTTCTTCAGCAGGAGATGCATCCAACTTCGGAGATCTTACTGTGGCACGGCAAGGTTTAACCGCAACATCAAATGGAACTACAGGTCGAGGAGTTTTCGGTGGTGGGTATGATGGATCAAGTTCAAATGTCCTTGATTTCATCACGATTTCTTCAGAAGGAGATGCATCCAACTTCGGCGATCTTACTGCGGCAACCTACGTTCCGGCCGCAACATCGAACGGGACTGAAGATCGAGGCGTGTTTGGTGGCGGCTCAGCCGGCGGCTCTACAAACGTAATCAGCTTCATCACGATTTCTTCAGAAGGAGATGCATCCAACTTCGGAGATCTTACTGTGGGCCGGATGCGGTTAGGCGCAACATCAAACGCATGAAAGGAGGAATGGATTTAATACTTCAAAATGCTCCAGTTTTAAAAATTAGTTCTGATGCATTAGCAAAAATTGAAGCTAGAATGCCTGAAATTAATAGGGCAAAAAACAGTGCTGGGAGGAAAAACACACAAACGACATCACAGTTAATGACCCTGAATATTGCAGGTGATGAACCCTATAGACATCTCAGGCAAATTTTAGCCCAGATTGAACGCAAAACTTCAGCATTGGAAGAAGTATTTTTTAAACTTAAAAAGGATAATGTACGTTTAAAAATAATACAGGAAAAGGAAGATGAAATGTCTTTGATCCGGGCCGAGGAAATTACTGCTAAAATGGAAAGGGGCAGGCTGTACGTTGAAGGTGCCATTAAGGAAATCGGGATGTTCCAGGATGCATACGATGAAATCCGTGACTCACATAATATTCCTGAAAAATGGGATGAAAAAGACTCTGAAAAAGCAGAAATCCGGCACCATATCAAAAAGGGATTCAGAAACTCGTTTCAAGAAATGATGTCAACAGGCATGATCGGTAGGGGATCGGCAGAGTACTTGGAGCAATTTGGAGTTCATCCCCAATCTGCAAGAAAATATCTACACGATTACATCGTACAAAATGAAAAACTAATGGATTCAGGCAAGGAGCCGACCATCGAACATTTTCATAAATTCCTTGATTCAATGGCAGATAAATTTCAGGAATCACATAAACTCTGCATGAAAAGAATTGGGTTAAAAACCTTGGTCCGTGAAGAATGGTGTTATCGTGAAACCGTATAATATAATGATAGGTACGCCCGCTTATGGTGGCATGGTGCATACTGATTATATTTGGTCGGTTTTACCATTACGAAAAAATGGGGTTAATTATGAGATAGCATTTATTGGCAACCAAAGTTTAATTACGAGAGCTAGGAATGAGTTATTTTCATTATTTGTCTCAAGTGATTACGACAAGTATTCTCATTTGTTTTTCCTCGATGCGGATATCGGCATCAAGCCAGAGGGAGTTAAAAGATTATTGGACCATGATAAACCATTGATCGCCGCACCAGTTCCATTAAAGGGGATAAGTTCAGGTGGGAAACCATTTTTCAATGTAGGGGAAATACTGGAGGAACAAGAAAACAGTTTGGTTACAGTAGACTCTGTGGGTACAGCAGTAATGTGTATCAGAAAAGACTTAGCACTCGAAGTAAAGGAATGGGCAATTGAAAATAAGCAAGTCTATCACAGGAAAGGTCACTCATTACTAAATAATGTAAGACAAGAAATATCAGGAGAATTTTATAATGTGTTTGATGTAGGCATTTTTGATGATGATTATTTGTCTGAAGATTTTTATTTCTGTAGGTTAGCGAGAGAATTGGGACACAAAGTTTATGTGGATGTTTCAATACCTACAAGACACAACGGGAATTATGTTTTTACATCTTAATCATATAATCGGATTCTAGACTTTTTTAAGAAAGGATAACATGAGTTATGTAAAATTAACCAAAGACGGGACATTTGAACAATGGCCTTACAGGGAGGATGATTTACGAAATCAAAATAAAAATACTTCTTTTCCGATACAAGCGATCCAAGTTCAATCGGTTCGTGACAGTTTTGGTATAAAAGAAGTTAAATCTGTAGAAAAACCTTCATATACGGAATCGACCCAACGTCTGATTGAACAGACTCCTGTTTTAGATAATGGGCAATGGACTCAAGTCTGGGCAGTTAAGGAAAAAACGAATGCTGAAAAAACAGCAGATAATGGTTTTGAGTGGGAAAAAATCCGAAACCAACGGAACCAAAAACTCCAGGAAACAGACTGGCAGATGACAAAAGCAATGGAAACTGGAGAAGATGCATCTGATTTAAGGGCATACAGGCAGAAACTCCGTGATATTCCGCAGAACCAGGCAAATCCTTTTTCGATCACTTGGCCTGAAAGATGAAAACTTTTTTTTTGATTCTTGTTTCAGGATTAATTAGTTCCCCCATCTGGGCAGATGATCTTCATGCCCAGGGGAATTTCCATCCTGATCAGAATCAGAATTTCCAGTATACCAGGGTGCCCATTGATCCCCATTACCAGGATCAAGGGGATCTTTCAGATCGGGTTCTGGATATCATTGGGGGATCTGATGCCCCTTTGTTGGCCTTGATTGTGGGTGCATTGGGTTTGTTCATCTGGAAAAATGAACAATCTGCCAGGGCAGACAGAACAAAGCTTTCAGACAGGCTTTTTGAAGTCATCAAGGAATCCCAGGTT